GGCTACGGACTTAGTAGTCTCAAGAACCTTTCCATAGGTCTTGGAATCCGCATGAGACATAGTCTTATGCTCCACAGACTTACCAATGTATTCTACGTGAACAGTAGCCTCGAACTCTAATAAATCTCCGGCCTGTCCTTGGCAAGCAATAGCAAACGGTTTGTACAAAGTACCTGATACAGAACCTATTGGCATGACGAAATTAGTAAAATCGATCATGTGAGGGGCAGTAGGACCAGAATAACAAACACAGTTATCCCATTCTCCATCACCCGACGGTCTTGTCGTATACACATTTGCATGTTGTGATTGAATGTTGTAGATTGTCTCCGATGACACATCTCCATGGTCCTGTTCTTCGACGGCAGAGTAAAGACCACTACGATCTTGCTCTTTTCCCGAATACCTTATTCTAATTCCTGCTGACACGACTCTGCAAGACACAACCTTGTTAGTGTTGATGTCTGCAGTAGAATATGGGAGTCTAGTAAAAGGAAGACTCACACTATTCGTAAACGCACTAAGCGCTGTCGAAGCTGTACCTACCGAAGTATTGGTAGTATACGTAACGACATTTGAGTCGTTACACCCAGTAGGTCCGAACATAATAAAACCGTAACCTGTCGTACCTAAATTAAATGTACCTCTGATTGTTTCGTGTGATGATTTGGTTGCCCAGAACCTTTTCATCAGTTGTAGTCTAAATACCATACAAGTAAAATTCACGTTCTTCATCTTCATCTCGCATTAAAAAATTTAGTAAAAACTCGCTATTATAATAAGCTAACTCTATCATTTCAGTTATCCACTTAGTATAACCATCTGTAAATTGCATTATGTTTTCTGTATAAGGGTCTTCATCTGTGTACCAAAATCCTTTTTTCGGCATTACTACATAATCATATCTACCATCCTCATAATTAAAACTTGTTGTTTGCCAATCCAAAATAACATAAAAAGAAATGTTCCCTTTTTTATATTCGCAATGCATTTCTGAATGATTGTAATCAAATACAACAAATCCAATTTGATTAAATTCTTGTTTTAGTTCTTCGTAAGTCATCGTTTTAGTTTTTAGTGAATAGTTTTCCGTATTGCTCTAATACAGGCGATTGAACGTGCTTAGCTTCGATTACAGGCTCTTCATTCGTTTCAACATAGTTTGGTTGTGTAACGGTAAAATAACCCACTACAGTGAATACTAATGATAATGCAAATAAAGTTCCTAAAATGTCCTTTTGTGTTTCGTTTAAATTTTTCATAGTCCTAAAGATTTTACTAATTTATTAACTGTACTCCATCGTGTAATTGCAGATTGAGTTATTTCATTGTCTAACCCTAATAATGCAATGGCTTGCTGAACTGCTTCGTATAATGCTCTTTCTTCAAGCATAATTACGTTAATCATTTCTTGTTTTTTCATAGCGTTTAATTTTTGTTTGTGAACTAATTATATGCAAATATAGAAATAAGGTTTCAATTATCAACAAATATTTTTCACATTTTAACAAATTATTTTTAAAAGGCTTGGTTTTACAGGGAAAATTTATACCCGAAAAGGTATTAATGTAAAGAAATAAAGGTTATTTATACCCTAATGGGTACAAAAAAAGGGTCAACGCTTTCAACTGTCAACCCTTTCTTAAAACCTAATTAGCTATGAAAGCACAAATATACTAAAATATGTGAGTAATTCGGCAGACCTGCCCAAAATCTTTATGATGAAGGAATCCTTCAACTGCTTTTGGTGAATGTTGGTATCCATTTCTGTGATGCCATGAATCAGTTCCTGATGGTGAACGTAATGATTCAATACAAACTGACATTATATCTTTACTTGTTTTATGGTGAACGTGATGCGTATAAACATACCTATGCTTAGATAAGCTCCATTCATGCGGAAACTCGGTTGCTAACAATAAAGGTAGGTCTCCGTGTTTTGCTCCATCTCCATGTGTAGTTCCAATTAGATTCTTTCCGTACAAGAACCCTTTCCGATGAGCAATAGAGCAATCAAAAGTAATGTTATCACAATCTTTAAACCATGTTTGTATAACATCTGCCAAAAAGAATCCGTGTGTGTAATCGTGATTGGAAGGATTAAAAGTAAAGTGAACATCAGCAACTGCCAATAGTGTTTCAAGGATGTCAACATATAATTGTTTTGCGATTAGAAAATTAGAATACCACATTCCATCCGTGTCCTGTGGAGTTCCTGAAGTAGTTTGGCGTTTAGGAGTATCAATGTGAAGGATGTCGTTTCCACCTATGAATAGAATCTTATCAATGTTAAACCCTGAGCTTTTATCTAAGATGCCTTGAACTCCTTCTTTAACACGTTTAACTGCAATTTGATTGTTATAGTCCTCACCTGTTTCAAATGCTTCGCAGAGTTTACCGATATGGATGTCAGCAGGGTCTACAACTAACAAGTGTCCGTCTGTTGATGGATTCCTAAAAATAGTCGGGTACTCAGGTTTGAAATCTTTAATGTCTTTTAAGATAGATTCCTGCAGCTCCTTGTAATTAGTTTCCTCTGATTCTTTAAAGTTAGGATTCTTAAAGAACAATGATGCGTGTTTGTTCTTAATCCATCCGTGTTTTACATCCTTATCATCTAAACCTAATCCGTTAGACTCCTCTTTAATTGCTCTGTAAGAGTGCAAAATTTCAATTTCGTCTTCCTGTAGTCTGTAACGTGTTTGTTTACTCATGCTTAAAGTTTAGTGAGAAGTTTTAACCTACTCCTGAAGGTTTCGCTTATAGATAACCTAACTAGGAATCCTACGATAAAAGCAATAATCACAAAAAGCCATCTTGTTTTATACTTTGTGATGTATTTGTTTTGATATTTTACCTTTTGAGTTTCTGCTTTGATGTATTTCGTCTTGTACTTGTATTCAATACGTGTCAGGAATCTTGTTTTAGGCACTTAAGAAGCCTTGTAACGAACGATTGTATCTTTCTGAACGATTACCTTCTCCCAATAAATAGAGTCCCTTAAAACGTAAGGAATTGAATCTATCGTTGAAATGGTAATTGTGTCGCTGTATCACCACAAGTATATCCTTTTTTGATTGCACGTTGAACGTGATAATTAGCAGAACACGAACCTAAAATAATTAAGGTCGAAATGTAAAGCGATAATCGTTTAGCCTGTTTAACCATCCTGTCAAAAATTTAGCGTTTTTACCTGTTCCTATTGCGTAAAAGAATCTTTCTCTCTCAGCAGTTAATGCGTCAAATAACTTACGAGGTTCAATTGAATTAGCAAGTAGTATTGTTTTAGGTCCTATTAATCCGTCCACATCGCATTGTAATCCGCAATGATTAATTGCTACCTGTAAACTTTTGACTGCTTGTCTTGCTCCACTTCCCCACGCCATCCCCGTTACAAATACTGCGATGTTCTGAGAGTTGTAAGCATCACCTCTAACGCCATCCCAATATCCTTTTTTGAATATCTTAAACCAATCTTCTGCGTTCATTAAGTAGAAACGTGCATCATTATCAGTTCCAAAAAAAGATGCCCAAGTTTTGTAAGTTATTCCTGCGTTTGTGTGATATCCCGTTTTTCCCTTGTAAGGAGTTGGACAAGGAAAGCTAGAAGCTGAGTCTGATTTATCTCTACTTAAACCGCCTTCCCACTTCTTAGTGAACTTAACGTACTTTTCTATTATTGTCATAAATTGTTTTGTTTTAGAACAATCGAATGTTCTATTTTAAATCATCTAAGGTTTCTTTACCTCTTTTGGCAAACTTAACAAACTTATCCCATACATTAACTCCTGTAACACTAAAGTAACTTTCGTTGATACTTTTAACTTCCGTGTAAACGCAGAATGTAGTAAACGCTTTTGTCATCAATAAATCAATAGCAATGAAGTGTCCTAAAATATCCGCTACAACGTATTTTTCTAGCAAGAAGATAAACACAATAGCACCACTATACAAAAGGCTCTTAGAAATGGTGTGAGATAGTCTACGAGAGCGAATTGATTTCCATCCGCTTTTTTTAACTGAACGCCAAATGCCGAAACCTGTGTCAAGTATGATTGCAAAGACTGCGATTAGAACTAGTGGCTTTACAGGTGTTAGAATCGTAAGCACCGAAAACACGAAGAGAGAGAGTTTAGTTTTCATTTTACTTGTTCGTGTTTGTTTAGTTTAGCTAGAAAAACACGAAGCTTCTCAACATTAGTTTCTTTAGGTTTGTAAGCACCTAGTTTAATCCGTTTTTTCATATATACCAACCTGTGTAGTTATTCATTGAATCAGGGAAGATATCATTGTTCTTGTTAGAACGATACTCAGGAAACAACTGCTGATTAAAAGTCATATAGTCAATAAACCTCTGTGTGTAGTTCTGAGCAATGTTACGTTCCTTTTCAAGTAAATAGTCAACTTCGTTTTTATCTACGTTCTCAGAGTTCTCAGATGAATGCTTGTAAACTCCTTTGTTTGCAATTGTATAAGCTGCAAAAGGTAAATACTCAACCATTCCCCAGTGAATCAACATCGGCTTCACGTAAGTTGTAACCAACGTTTGATAGTTACCTGTTAAAGTTCCTGCGATGATATCCGCTTGTAGCTTTTGGAATAGTTTTGTACCTAAGTAATTCTGTATGTGAATATCTTGAGCTATCTTGATAAATTGAATGAACTTATCCGTGTCCACGTTGCCATTTAAAGCCGTGTAACGAACGATATCATCTCTAGTGAT